CCACAAACACCAGTGAACATACACAGTTAAAATGGAAGAACAGGCTCGCTTCTGGGCAGATGATGCATCGGATGACTCATCAGTTCTCTCAGTGCAGGATGAGGTGCTCGAGCATTTGGCAGAAGGCACAGGCCACATCTATTCGATGCCAATAGCTGCAGGACCACTTACTATACTAACACAAGGAGACTTTGCTGCTCACATGGATGAGATTTATGAGATTTTCCAGAACAGTGTTTCTGAAGAATGCGCTGAACAATTGTGGTCTGAGATTGTTCGTGACATGATGGATACATCTAATCCCGATGGAATGGATGCAGCGGCATTCGAGTTAATTATGATGTTAACCACCTACAGCATGCAATCATGTGCTTCCACAATGATGGCATTGGAGCCAGTTGAAATAACCGAAGTGGAATTCGCCATGACCGAGGAGTCAGAGGAGATGTTATCTGACGCTGTACGACAGATGTCACTGGATGTGTTCGACAAAACACCGTCAAACACTTATTTCAGAGCTAGCAGACACCTCCCCTCAGTGAACTTAATCAACAACCTTTCAACCTCACCTCTCGGCCCACCTATGTGCCCTGTGAAATCAGATGCTCACGCCATAACTTTGAGATTCTGTGCAGACATACAAGCCATTGAAAGTGTTTTCGAGGGACGTTGTGAATGGGCATCTTTCCTTGGAAGTGAACTTCCTGATTTTCCCGAGGATAAAATGGAGACCTATCAGGACATAACGACCGCATGCACTTCTAGGTCAAACACTAGGCCTAGAAATTACGGTTCTGTGGTCGTGGTTTTTGATGATGGCATGCTGCTGAATGTTGGCTCTCACGGCTATACACTGTCTGAGGATATTGATCTGGCACTGGATTTTTGGGGAATGAAGACTGCCATCCTTGAGTTGTTTTCAGCCCCTGGTGGAGAAGGACTCACCTGCCCAACACCATCACACATTCTGCATCAGCTAATATCCGCTTGCTTTGGCATGGCGCTTGCTAAGTATATTCCAGTGATAGAACAAAAGAATGTTGATCTCTGTCTTGAATACATCCCGTCATCTGACTTAGAGTCAATAAATATTGATTTTACTACATCTGCAGGAATATGGAATAAGAAAATGGAGCCTGATAGACAAAACCCTGAATTCCGTTATCAAGCAGCCATTTCCAAGTATGATCTTGCAGCAGTTCTTATTAGAGAAACTGAAGGTGATGTTAGGAATTTGATAGCTAAAAGTGTTGCAGTGTGTCTAGCATGCGAATATCCTGCATATTATCGGATTGACGAGGAGGACGTTCCCCAGGACCTTAAAATCCAGTCTCAGATATATTCACTAATTTCATCGTTTTCGCAGAAAACAAAACAGGTTCTGGCGGGAATGTGTTATGATGCATCGATTATGGAAGGGTTGCGTACAATCGACGGATTAGATATCCACCAGCAAGGCAGGCCCTGGAAAGAAAAGAGAGACGTGGTCAGGAGGAAAATTAAAACTCTAGTGCCTAGGTCAAATATTGCTTTCCCGCCTTTGCCATTAGGTGAAATTGTTCCATTACCCGCTGACAACTTCTCTATAACAATTGGTGCGCATGACTTTGTCGCAGGTCCATATATCATGCAGGGCAGAGGTCAAGGCCCTTCTTACCAGATGGAGGGCATCGATACCTTTATTAAGAAATATCCGGCATCAGGAATAATCACCTTTGAGCATGCTAAGGAAATGGCTAAAATTCTGGATGATACTCCTCTTTCATGTTCAGGACTCACTCACGATGGGCCAGTGCGATCTTACAAAGGTGCAGACGACATATACTGTACTGCTGCTAATGATGCTTATTCCAGAAGCGCTAATGCTCAGCTCGCTGAAATACGTGCTGATATAACTCGCGCTATATATAAGCTACCAATGCCTAAAGCAAATGTATGGTCGCAGGTATATGTCTATAAGGGTAAAGTATCAGTGTGGTATCGATGTCGTGATGCACCAAATTCACCGGAAGGATATCGTATTGATTGGTTTGCTGTATCTGCATTCGCCGTGGCCGGTGCCACCAAAACAGTGACTAATCAGGGATTCGAAGTATACTTGTGGCCTCGGCAGCGTATGAGATCCCAGGAAATAGATCTTATTCATAATGCTCCAAGACGTTTAAAGGCAGTCCTATTTTCAATGCTAGAAAAGGCAAGGACAACACGCACGAGCATCAATGAGGTTTACTTGGCGTGGGAACGTTTAGCAACCACCGTCAATTCATCAACATATGCCTCTGGCAAAATGTTTCTGACGTGCCGTTTCTTGTCATCAACATTGTCATCACCTTCATCTCCCTTTGATGAGATGGCCAAGAAACTCGAAACGCCTGTCACCTATGCTGACGTGGCATATTTGATGCGTTTAGACAAGGTACTTTCATCCTGGGGCGTGCGAGACCAATATAGTGGTCGTGCTGCGCTTCTCGGCTTACCACGAGCCTTCTCACAACTCGAGTCTTATTGGATGATGTGGGTGCCAAGCCAGTTTGCGGACTCTTCCAAGAGCTTTTCCGACTGCATAATTGGCCTTCACGATGAAGCAAAGTTCCTTAAAGATACAGCAGCTATGCGTGTTCCTGACTTATTGTTGCAGAGCAAACTGCTCCAGTCAAAGAAAATTACAATCGATGATCTGAGAGTTTGCCTTAGGACTACTTGCAACCTAGGAACTGACGGCAAGATGGGTTGGTCATGGATTGGCAGCCTAGCTGCAGGATTTGCCCTCAACACACGAGGCAGTGCAGCAGCGTTCGATAGACGATATGGCAGAGGCACCACAGCCCGAACCATAGTCAACCATTTTACTGTTCGACACTCAGCTCGAATTAATGGTGATAAGAAACTCGAGAAAGGAACCGTCGCGGAAATGATGATTTCACAAGGTATAGATGACTTCCTTTCTACCATAAGTCAAACATATCGTTTCCTTTTTATTAATATTCCATGTTTCTTTAACCATCCCAAGGCTGGCGAACACAAGGTACGTGAAATCTCTATCACAGATCCTGACTCGCGTGTATGTTT